AACAAATAATCCGGGATATGTCAAGCAGCCTTCTTCATAAACCACATCTTCTTCGTCATAGTTTGTAATTATTGGATTGAACACGCCAATGATTTCATCTGGTCTAGATGGATTGCCAATAACAAAGACACGAGTCATAATACCAAGCTGTGGTGCAGAAAGACCTACGCCAGCTTTCTCAATCATCTTGTCGCGGAGAAGTTCGAATAGCTCTTTGGCATGAATGACAGTTCCGTCTTCCATGATATAACCATTATCAAAGTCAAACTCAGGACAAGTCTGCTTGAGACGCGGATCACTACCTTTGATTAGTTCCATTATACAATCCTACTAAAGTTCTGCTGTTTTGTAAAGCGCAGAGTATTGCTAAACTTGTCGTGAAGAACATCACCTTTGTGCGAGATAACAAAGATATTGGAATCTTCAAGACTATGTATGAGCTTCAGAAACTCGTCGCAGCCATTGGCATCAAGCGATGCATCAAATACTTCGTCAAGTATAAGAAGGTTAGTATGGGCGCTATTTTTCATACGAGCGATGGAACGCCAGGTGAATAGAAGCGCAAGGTCGATACGCATCTTCTCGCCTTCCGAGAACGAGTCGTAGGTAAAGTCATCTCTATGACGAGACAGAATCTTTTCCTCAAACGACTCGTTCAATTCGAACTTCACAAAGAAGTCCATGGCAGCAAGATACTTATTGACTAATGTATTTATGATCGGGATATATTGCTTGATGATACGAGACTTGATGCCGCTATCACGAAGAATGATAGTAGCGAGATCAAACATCTCACGCTCTGCTAGAATATCGTTCTTCCGTGTTAGCAAAGCGTTCTGCTGCTCGTTTAGTTCTAGTATCGTTGACTCATTGAACGATTCCGTTTTGTTGCGCGCATTCGCGATTTCCTTTTCCCAAAGGCTAATTTCCTTTTGATAGGCTTTGATTGAAGAATGGGTGTCCCGAAGAAGATGTTGTCTTGAACTAATTTCACGTTGTATCCCTGTGATCTCAGACAAGCGAAGTTCAGCTTCGCCCAAGCTGCTCTGGAGCGTTTGCAGCGCACTGTCAACCTCCGATACAATATGTTCTTTTTCCTCGATCTTTTCGCACTTGATAGTAGCGTCGATTGTTTGTGTACAGGTAGGACACTCGTCGTTGTCGTGATAGAACTTGATTGTTTTTCGAGCATTCGCTTTCTTCTTCTCAAGATTTGACTCCAGCGTAAGGATCTTTTGAATACGTGTGCTTACAGAATCTTTGTCGTCGATCTGCTCAAGATACTCGTCAATTTCAGCTTCGAGAGTAGCAGCTTCCGCTTCGTCACGCACGACGGCTTTACGAGCTGCTTCAATACGGCTAAGATACTCATCGATCTTCTCACTCTTTTCTTGAGCTAGGTCTTTACGCAACTTTTCCTGCAACTTGATATTGTTTGCAGTATTTGTAATATCGTTATCGACAATCGTATATTCTGAACGATTAGTTGCGATACGATCTTTCAAAAGAAGTGCCATCGAGGAAAAGACGCGGATATCTAACAGATCCTCGATGACTTCACGTCGAACGTTCGTAGTCAGTTGCATGAACGGAACGAACGACGATGAACCAAGAATCACAATCTGCGTAAACGACTTTTGGCTTAGTTTGAGAATATGTTTCTCAAGCATTTCCTGATAGTCGCGTGCAGCTGCGTCTTGGTCAATCAATACACCATCTTCTATAATTTCAAATAGACTTGGTTTGATTCCGCGTCTAATAGTGTATTGATGATCGTGTGTGCTGAACTCAATCTCGACAAGAACATCACGACCGTTTACAGAATTGATAAGCTGGTCTTTCTTTACCTTGCGAAATGGTTTACCATATAAACCAAAGCACAAGGCGTCAAGCATCGTTGACTTACCCGCACCGTTTTCACCAACGATAAGGGTAGAGTCATTTTGATCTAGTTGGATTTCAGTGAAGGCATTACCCGTTGAAAGGAAGTTCTTCCAACGGACTTTTTTGAAGTGAATCATTTCTTTCCAATAATGTCACGAGGATGATCTTGACCATCCCATCTGTATCGTCCAGAGAAGTGCTGAACGATACGCTTACCATCCTTGTCTTCAAATACTGTTACGCCGCCAGTCTTATGTAAATACTTATACTCGTTGCCTTGGCGATCAATATAGGTTTCGTTTTCTACGAAGTCCATCACTCTGTTTCCATTTGCAATGCTTCATGGTACAACGAACGCATGAGATTGTCAAGCTTTTCGTTGTCTACATTGCTTTCAATTGTCTTGATATACTTGGACAAAATGGTAAGTGTATCTTCTGTTTCATTGACGAGATCAGATTCACTAATCGAATCCATATTGCGATGATCTTCAACAATGGTAACTTCGATTGGCGCAGCTTCATATAGCTTTGTGGTAAACAAATCGAAGTTTAGAGGATTGTCTTTGTTGGTAACAATCAACTTGACATACGAACCAGCATACTTGCTGAAGTCACGCTCCAGAACTTCTTCTGTAGATTTGTCTTTGTCATTATACCAAAGCTTACGAAACATCTTGTGTGGATTCTCTATGAACGTAAGTTCACGAGTTTCAGTATCCAAGATATGGAATCCTTTAGGGTCGTCGTAGTCGCTCCAAGTAAACTCAGCGTGGCTACCAAGATAATGAATGTTACCACTAGTAGAGCGCCTATGGTAATGACCACTGCATACCAAATCAAACCGACCAAAAAGGCTAGGGTCATCACCATGGCTGAGCGGACTACCTCGATACATTTCAAAACCTGACAGCTCAAGATGTCCCATGCAGATTTGAGCATTTGTAGTCCTTATAGTTTCAAGTGCATGATCACGATTGTCATCGCAGATCCATGGCATTAGTAGAATAGGTACACCATCAAACTCTACGGTTTCGGCTCGCTCATAGATGATAAAGTCATGTTCGTAAAACTCTCGAATGGAGTTGACTGAATTCGTATTCTTGTAATAGGTGTCGTGGTTTCCGATTGTGAGATGTGGACGGATGCCTCGCGCGTGAAGTGGTTGTATAAAATCTGAACGCAGGCGTTTAGCTGTGTTGATGTTGAGAAATTTACGACGATCAACAAGATCACCGAGGTGGATAACAGTGCTAATGCTATGAGAGTCGATATAGGGTAAGAATATCTCATCTAGGAATCTCTTGTTGTTTTCAATAAACGCTTGGTGGTCATTGCGAACGCCCCAGTGCGTATCAGTAATAATAGCAATCTTCATGCTGTAGCTTTCTTGCTCCCGCGCTTGATTCCTTTGCTATTTTCAAAGTCAGCCATAAACTTTTCCATCTGTTCTTTCGACCACTCGCCGTATTTGATATCTGTATCGTAGTTGTTGCTACGGTCGCCGTCTTGTGCTTCTGATGTTTCGCCCATAATATTGGCATATTCGATAGCAGCATACTTTGTATAAAGATGCTTCTTCTCTTTTTGAATACGTCGAATGAAAGCGAAGTAGATGATCTGCGTAAAGTAGGCAAAAGGATTCTGTGACTTGCTCGGATCGAAGTTGTTGATATAGAGCAAGCAGTTTTCGATACCGTCTGAAATCATCTCTTCGCGAAACGTGTAGTTTGCAAAGTTAGGACGATAGGCAAGATGTGTTGCAATCTTCATAATCGACTCGCCAATATAGTGAGGAATACGAGGATTTTGCTTGCCAGTATCTTTAGCTTCGACAACGAGTTTCTTGTATTCAACCATAGCGGCATACAAGTCTTTATTGTTGACGTAGTGTTTCTTAGCTTTTGGTTTGATTACTTTGTTCATTAGTGTAAGGATCCTGAAGTGTTAGCGCCTAGAATTGTTCTCATTCTTTTTGCCACTTCTTTCTGGCGCTCCATGGCTCGGGCTCTCTCCTCTCTCGCTTGTTCATTGATTGTATTGAGATACTTATCTGCTACTATATCATCAACCATCATGTATGTCAAGATATATGCCTTGCTAATACGAACTTTCTCATCCATCAAGCTTTCAAATGGAATCCAGCGCATAATAGAAGTCGTAACGGTCATGTTGGTTACAGACGGCATAAGTTCAACACGATAAGGTTGTGTAACCCACAAGCAATCTTCTTCGTCTCCTACAAGTTGGACGAGCAGATCCTCACCATTATTCATCTTCAAAAAGTATACTTCGCCCTGATCCATTGTCGCTCCTGAGCTTGATAGTATGCAGCTCGTAAGGGAATCCCTCACTGTTATACATTTTTACACGTTCGATAAGATGGTTTAGTGTATAGTTTTTCTTGTCTTTACTCGTTGACAAGTTATCAGCGATGTCGAACAACACCATGCTATCTTTGGTATCTGAGATACGGAGCCCGCGACCGATTGACTGGAAAGTTCTGATACGGCTCTTTGTCGGACTCGCAAAGATAATATTGTGAAGGTTCTTGATATTTATGCCTGTTGAGAACGTTCCGTAAGAAGCAACGATGATTGCATCTTTTTCTTGTTCAACAATTCTACGAATATCTTCGCGATCTTCACCATCGACTCCACCATGAACAAAGAACACTTTACGTTTACCAGCTTTGTCTTTGATAAGATCGTATAGTACCTGACCATGCTTCTCGACATATGCGTATAGAATTAGTGTATTGCCGTTAAGTGAAATAGCAAGATTCCGAATAAACTTATTACGAGGACTGAACGAAACAATATGCTCAACCTCGTCTTGGTATGATCCCCCAACGAGCTTCTTACACTCCTCAATTGGGTGCATAAGCATAAGAACTTTGATTTTGATTGCTGCAAGTTTTCCACTGTCAATAAGTTCCTTAGTATCAATAATCTTGTGAGTGGGACCAAACAAACCTGTAAGCACTAACTCATTTACTTGAGAACCGTCGAGAGTTCCCGTCATACCAAAACGATACTTTGTATCGGTCATATTTGTCATAATTTTAGTGAGTGACTGCGCTTTGAACAGATGCGCTTCGTCACCGATGATTACATCAAACGATTCGAAATACGATTTAGGAAGTTCATAAACCGATTGCCACGTTGATATTGTAACTGATTTTGAAGAGAGCTTATCTTGTCCTCCAAAGACCAAATGAACTCCATTATCAACGTCAAACCCGTAATCAGCAAAATCAGAACGGAGCTGATGCACCAGAGAAATAGTTGGCACAAGAATAAGAGTGCAACTTTTGAAGTTGTCAAGATAAAACCTCGTGATGAGATAAGCTATTAGAGACTTGCCACTAGCAGTAGGACTGATAAGAATACCGCGACTGTTACGAATAGCGAGAGCAAAAGCGCGTAGCTGATGATCGTGAGGCACGAACGGAAGATTGAGACCGTCTGCAAACTCTTTAGCTTCTGCAAGTGAAAACTCCTCTGTCATAGTCAATTCAGGATCAACATCAATACTATAGTCACGTTCTTCACAGAACTTCACAATCTCTTGTGTAAGCCCAGCATAGACTTGCATATTGCGCGAATTTAGAAGACGAATCTTTCCGTCCCATACACGCGACTTATACTTCGGTGAAAACTTAGCACCAGGAACTTCGAATGTTAGAAACTCTGAAAGCTCGCGCGCGATACCCATATCTCCTTCGATACGCATCCACGCTTCATTTACTTTTACGAGCTTTAGATTAGAATCCATTCGTGAACTTTCTCCACTCGATGGCGGACTTGATATCGTATCCGCGCTTGTGGATACACTTCATGATCTCGACAATCACTTCTACTTTCTCTTCGAGCATGGCAATACGAGTTTCTAACTTTAGAAGGTCTTCATCAGCGTCGATATAACCTTGCACTTCGTTCTTCAGAACCTTTTGAAGATAAGGTGGTCGACCAATTCGCTCAAGGTCGTCGGGATTGTTAAGATTGCCAAGATAGTAATCGCGCAAAAGGCTAGCACGACTTTTTCGCTGAATGTGACATGCACGGAGTTGGCTCCTTGTCTCTGAGAGGAGGCGATTGTATTTGGCATGGAGGGAGGAGATGTTGAGAGAGTCGGCGTCCAAGTTGAGATCGTCATACTTGGAGTCTTTGTCCCACATTTCATAGATATCTTCAAGTTTCATATATGTATAGTATCACCAAAAGAAGCCATTTGTCAACACTAAAAATGTATTGACAAAACTATGTTATGCCATTATAATACGAGTTGTCAACACCGTCAGACATCCAAATGATATTTACGATATCTAAACGTTACCGTAGCCTCTAGATATTCAATCGAGACATTTGTGGATTCGAACTGTAGTTCTGATAAGCTTATTGGAAACAAATCGTAAAAGAAGATATTTCTGTTTACATTCTTGTTGCTGGTAAGAATTGACAGAACGCCATCGGAAACAAATGTGGTATAATAACCAACTGGTCTTGCACCTGGCGCAACTTGCTGCGAACGAATCTCTCTCGAAAGATCAGCTGTTTGCTTTAGCTCATCTGGGTGACCAAGACCTTCGATCCAGCGCTGAATCTCGAAATAGTTTTCTAGATTTTCATCAACCTTGAATGTAAGCGAAAGAGGATCATAAGTAATGCGATCTCCTGGACGCGGAACAAATGCAAAAGGCGTTGGACTTTCAATCGCGCCTACTGATACTGCAGGAAGCGTTGCACTCTGGCAAAAGTAGTTGACTGTGGGAAGACGCTTGATAGCAAAGCGAAACCCATTCTGTCCAAGAAAGTTTATGTTTCTTGGTTGGTTTTCTTCAGCTGACATTACTTAGCCGTCTTTCTTTTGTGAAGAGAAGCAACAAGCTTCATCTTATATTGTGTCTTACCTGCAGGATCATGCTTTAGATGACCTGCTCTAGCTTCTGTATCAGGCACATGCGTATCTTCTGAGTCGCGTGTATCGATATTGTGTGCTTTGCCGTGATGCCAGCCGTGTACAGATACTCCACGTTCCTTTGACAAGCTTTGCCAAATCTTCTGACCGCCTGGAGAATGTGATTTACCAACGAGCGTCTTCGAGTGACCAGACTGCATGATCTTACGATAGACCTTATGAACTTTCGGTCCTTGTCCAGTTGAGTCTGCTGTGTGAACTGTATATGTGCCAGACTTAGCGTTGCGCTTACCAGCAATTGTAGAATGGACTACGCCAGTTTGCTTATGACGAGCAACATAGATATCTTGACCATCATCTTTGTAGTGATGCAGATCGTGTTGCTTGTCGATGCTTGCTACCTTAGTTCCTGCCTTTTCTTTAGGCAAGTGTTTACCAGTTTCGAGAGAGAACTTTTCTTTTCTCCCGATCTTGGTCATAAGAGGTGCTTCTGCGAGGAACCTTGAGAACGACTTCATAGGACTATTTATAATAAAAAAGGGGAGCATTTCTGCTCCCCAGTTTGCGGCTTGAAGTCCGTCTTGCTTGTCCCCTCCCACATGGAGGGTTATTCTTACATCAAGTTTGAAATCTTGACGAAGCGATAATAGGTGTTGTAACCCTTTGTATTTGGTGCGCCGATTGCACCGTCGGCTGAAGATGTTGCGAATGGGTTTGCAACCATTCCGTAACGTGTCTTGAAGCCGATCTTAGGCTGGAACGAATCCTGACCAACGGCGCGAACCATCTGGAGAGGAACGTATGGGCAGTAGAACAGACCGGCGTCGAATGCTGAAGCACCCTTATAGCCGAGTGTGAAATACTGGTTACCAGCTGACGAAGCGAAGTATGGGTCGATATAGACCTTGATACGTCCGTTGAGAACACCAGCGAAGGTGTTGCCTGTATCGTCAACATTGAGGTTGTTAGCAAGAGCTGGAGTGTAATCCAGAACGCCTGCCATCTGGAGAGCTGATGCAACGTCCGATCCGCAGATCAGAACGTTACCCTTGCCGCGGCGGGTTGCCTTAGCAATCTGGTTAGCTTCGCGTTCGATCTGGAAGAGCAGACCCTTGAACTTCTCAACCATCCAACGTCCGTTTGAGTCAACGTCAAGATTGAACGTACCAGCAGCTGTTACGTTTTCCTGAGCACCAGCCGAAGCTGTGTAGTTGATTGTGCGAACGACTTCGCGGTTGATTTCCGAGAGGATTTCAGCAGCGAGGATGTTTGACAGTTCTGTCTCAGCGTCGAGACCATGAATGGCCTTGAGGTCCTGAGCCAGTTCCATCGTGTATTCTGCCTTCAGAGCACGTGATACTGCTGAAACGGCAACCTTCTCAATCGAGAAAGCCATTTCCTGGAAGTTACCACCAGCGGCAGTACCGTCACCAAGACGCTCTGCAGTTGTGCGTGACATACCAGTTGAAACGGTATACGAACCAGTTGTAGCAGCTGATGCACGAAGTGTTGGGTCGTTAGCTTCCTGGACACGTCCAGAAGAAGCGTTACCAACAACGAAACGTGAAGCAGTGTTACCAGCAGCTGAACCAGAGAAGGTTGTGTTAGCTTCGTTGAAGAGAGCTTCCGTACCATTCTGAGCTGAGTAACGTGAGCGCATTGCGAAGATCAGGCCTGTTGGACCTGTCATTGGCTGAACGCCGCAGATGTCATAAGCGATGAGGTTAGGCATCGAACGACGAACGAGCGAGATGAGAACTGGATCGAATGTATCGACCGAGCCGTCACCAGCTGTTGAAGAAGATGAACCCATGCTGTTGATTGGAGCAGCTTCGCCCAGGAGACCTGGTGCGCGATAACCGCCCGAACCGAAACCATCTTCACGGGCTGACTTCTCTTGGTTCTCAAGAAGCTGTGCAACTACGCTACGACGGTGAACGTCCTTAATGGGAGCCAGATCAGGATGTTCCAGGACTGGCTGCCACTTCTTCTGAATTGTTTCGTTCAGAGATTCCATTTTACTATTTCTCCTAATTTTCTTTTACTTTTTGATTCCGCGAGTAATCGCAGACATGTAAGCAGCCATTTCAACTGGAACCTGCTTTTCAGTGACTTCGCCGTCACCCACTGGTTCCTCATCGAGGGTTACTGATTCTGACAAAATCCCGGCCGAGGACTTTGAAGGGAAGTAGCTCTCACGAAGTGTAGCAATCTTCTTCGAATACGATGCAACGTCTTCGAATTCAACTGCTTCAGAAAGTGACTGCAGCTTTGCGACTTGCGTGTCTGTCAGGCCTTCTGAAACTTGAGCGAACGCGATTTCACGTTCGAATTCTTTTAGCTGAGCTGTCAGCTCAACATTCTTTTCGATCTCTTCGTTGATAGCTGACTCAAGAGCTTCAACCTTTGAGGCTAGCTCTTCAGCAACTTCAACTGCTTCGTCTGGAATATCGATGTAGTGCTCTTCGAACAGACCCTTCAGGCCTGACATGAATGACTCAACGATTTCTGCCTTGAGACCACGCTCAACGGCAACAGCATTTTGTTCCATCCACTGCTCAACAACATAGTCGAGATATGAATCAACACGCTCAACGATTTCTTCGCTGATTGTAGCTGTTTCTTCTGTGAGCGAATCAGTGAACTTGGCTTCAACTGCTTCGAGTTGCTCATTGACCTTTGAGAGAACAGCAGCTGTATAAACTTCTGTTGCCTTTGCAATGAACTCTTCCGAAACTTCTGTTCCAGAGAAGATAGCCTTGATGTCGTCTGATACATCGATATCTTCTGCTGTAATGCGAACAGTTGATTCGCCAATTGAACGCTCTTTAGGATTGACTGACGAACCCTGTGTTGGGTTTGTCTTGTCGCCCTTGAAAGCTGCATCATAGAAAGCTGATACGTCTGCTTTCTTCATGCCTGAAAGTGAGTCGAGGATCGAATTGATCATACCGACCTTTGTATATGGCTTTACGCTTGAGCCCTGAAGCATTGGTCCATCGACCTCACCTTTCTGAGCTGCGCCACCTGGAACTGTTGCCTGAACTCCAGTAGGATCAGCGATCTCAGCATTAACGCCGTAGCTCGCCTTTTTTGCTTCTTGCACGTCGAGCTTTTCGACGTTTAATTCCTGACCTGACATATTGATATTCTCCTCAGGGTTGTGAATATTATTCTTAGTTTATTTATAAAACCGCGCCATTTAGATATTCTTGAGAAATTTATTAAATGCATTGAGCAGAACCGCTTCGCGATTTTGCTTTGATCCATATCCCTCATTGATATCCGCTTTGATTTGAGCAACTTCTCTTTCGATAAGAATGCCGTTATCCCAGACCCATTCTTTACCTTCCATAATACCGTTAGCAAGAGCATGTGGTGCAGAAGGGTCTGCTACGATATCAGCCGCAGTTGCGAGATAAAAGTCTTTCTGGACTTCCATAAGACCATCTCTTCTCTTTGTTAGCGATCCCATACCGCGTGAAGAAAAGCCCAACTTTGCGCCTTCCTTCATAAGATTTTTTACAATATTTCCGTAAGGTGTATCCATAACCTTGACACGCCCGATAAAGTTATCTCCATCTTGGCGTAGTTCTTTGATCATGTGGGATACACGTTCTAGATTGATGGTTGGTCCTTGTGGGTGACCAAGCTCACCATAAGCGCGATTTTGCTGAACAAACTCACGATTGTAACGAGCAACTTCGTTAGCTAGTGTATCTGTTGGGTATACACGACCATTTTTGTTACCGATATTTCCCTGCATCAAAATGCCTTCTAGGAAATACTGCTTCTCACCTGCTTCATTAGCTTCAGTAATGATCTGTAAATTTTCGTTGACTTCGCAGATGAGTTTCATTAGTATTGCGAGCCTCCAGAGATTGAAGTTGTCTTATGCAACTTTAGAATAAGTGTGGCAGGACCTGTACCAACTTTTGTTACAACAACATTTGATGTTGCTTCCGCGTCGCCATTATCGATAAGACGTGAATCTGAAAGATCCATAACGTGTTGACCGTCTGTCAGCAATAGAACTGTATTTGAGCCACGCTGAACTACCCAGTGCACATTGTTACCGCAAGACCACTCGGCTGAAACAATGTTCATACGAGTAACGTTTTCGCCTGCTGAGTTAGCACCAATGGTTGCAGTTGGATGATTTCTTTTGATGAAACCACTAGCGTTGAACTTGGCAATAAACCATCCGCCCTTGACGTGTTTATTTACAATACCTTCAGCAGCCATTAGTCTTGCTCCTCAATAGCAGAAGCTACGAAATCAAGAATACGCTCAAATGTATCTGCGCTTTCATTGATAGCCGCACGGAAAACTTCACGATTGCCTGTTGTTAGTTCTTCGAATACGTCAACGATTGCGTTGTATGTGTCTTCATTGATTTCAATCGTATCACCATTGAGAAGTTCAACAATAATCGAATCTTCATCTGATTCGCTAATCATTGGTGCATTGACAAATACTGATTCTTGGAATGCAGGAACGTTGACAGCAGAAGCAGAAGTCTTGACTGGCTTCATATCGCCTTGTGTCTTGTCTGCACGTGTCAATGGTGTCTTGTTACCTTTGAAACCAGACTGATCTTTCAAGTCCGAAGTTCCTTGCTTTGGAGCTGTGCGATCACCGTTTGCTGGTTGATGCTTTGCCTTCTCAGCTGAATTAGCATTGAGCTTATCGGTTGTTCCCTTTACAGGATAATCTTGTGTATCTACTGTATGGGCATCAACAAAGTCTTGCTCGCCTTGCGCACGTGGCTTCAGAGCGGCGGCTTCAGGATTGTCGTCCCTTTTAGTAGCTTCACGCAGTTGCTTGAACGTCTTCATCTGATACTGTCTCCTCTGCGGAAGCGTCTTCCTGATTCATGAACATTGATGACGCAATCTCAACCTTCTTGAGTTCGAGAGCGTCGCTAATTTTATCAGCCAGTGCTGAGTGGATGGCATCGCGGAATCCTGCGGCGTCCTGATCAGCGGCTGCTTGAATAGCTGTATAAATCTGTTCCATAATGATTACTCCGTTGTGAATCTATTTATAAAATTACCCAATAACCCAACCCCAACTATATCCAATCACAGGAGCATTTGCAAATATCCAACCACTGTTATTTCCGCCATCTGTAGAAGCTGCTCCAGCATACCAAGTTGCTCCTCCAGTTGCGTTAGAGTAGCTGATGGAAAGATAATTGGCGTTAATAGTGCCGCTTGCCTTGGACAGCGTGTGAGAAGCCGCTGTGCCACTTTGAATAGTCACCAAATTGCCTGCGGTCCCGTTGATGTTCCAGTTGGTCAGAGTTGTGGTGGTGCCAGCCGTGAAACTGAACGTGGTAGGTTGGACGCTATTGGCAAGCGTGATAAACGTGTTGCTATCGGTAATGGTAAGCGCACCCGCACCCCCATTATTAAGTGTGCAGTTGTAAGTTGACCCACCGCCCACAAAGGTCTTGGCGCTTGCCGACGTCATGTTAATGGTGCCCGTACCAGTACCCGCAGTGGTGGTGAAACCAGTTGGTGCAGCATTATTGAAGGAGGTCGCGCCTGAGCTGGGACATGTTAAAGTGCCACCATTGAACGTCAGGTTCTTGGTACCTGCGGCAGTCGTGTAGGACGTGCCAGTGGTCAGTGTAAAACCGTTGAGGTCCAACGTACCGTTGGTGTGGGTAAGTGTGCGTGTTGATCCCAAGGTCAAGGCACTGAGCAGTCTGCAAGTGCCGCCTATGCCATTGAAAGTGATGGGAAAATCAAGCGTCTTGCCATTAGTTGTAATTGTTTGAGTGCCTGTAGTAGCGAATGTCCAAGCATTAACACCAGCCGTTAGTGTAGGGCTAGTTCCAGATATTAATAAGTTACCATAGATAGTAAGAGCTATGTTTGTTATTGAAAATGCATTGTTATCAAAAGTAATATTTTTTAATGTATTAGAAGCGACAAATGTAATTGATCCTGAAGTTAAACTTAATTGAAAACTTATAGCATTTGCTTCTGAAAGTGCTCCCGCCGATATTGTTTGCGAACCAAGACCTGTTATCTGAACCAAAATGTTTCCATCTGTCGATAAATTGGTTACAACAGGTGTAGCCCAAACCGTGCCCGATGTATTTCGCGAAATAACAAACTTACCACCGGAGCCAGACATTTGAATTCTTCTTGTGCCAGTTCCTGAACCAGAAAATACTCCAAAGATAGTAAAATTATATGAATTTAATTCTAACGTTCCTGTTGTAAATGTAACAGTTCGAATTGCTGATGCACCAACAGACAAAGCACTTCCTAGAGAATAAGTACCAGTACCACTAAACGTAATTGGAAAGTCAAGAGTCATACCATTTGTAGTTATTGTTTGTGTTCCAGCCGTACCAGCAAATGTCCAAATATTTGTACCTGCAGTAAGTGTTGGTGTAGTACCAGCAATTGTTAAATCACCGTAAATTGTAATTGCAACGTTTGATAGTGTAAAGGAATTGTTGTCAATTATAAGATTTTTTACACCGTTACCTGAAGTAAATGTTACAGTGCCTGAAGTTGTTGATAGTTGAAAATTATATGATCTGTTTATTACTGCTGTGCCAGCAGATATAGTTTTAGTTGTAGCTCCTCCACCAGTTAATTGTACAAGAAGGCTACCAGAGATAGTTAAACTTGTATTGATGGTAGTATCCCATACAATTTCTGTAGACGATGATGTGAGTACTATCTTTCCAGTTCCAAAGTTGATACTGCGTATTCCTGTACCGCTACTAAAAAATGTAGTACATGTAAATGAATAGCTACTTAAAGCTAAAGTTCCTGTTGTTAGAGTAGCAGTGTCAGTAAGAGTTAGTGCATCTTGCAATGTCCACGTTGCACCAGCTCCATTAAAAATAAATGTTGAAAATGAATTTCCATTTGTTGTAATTGTGCTGCTAACTGCTCCACCTAAACCAACGCCACCAACAAGAGTTACAGTTCCTGTATAGCTTTCAATAAAATTAGCTGGTGAAACGGTAACATTGATGTTTCCTCCTAGAGTGATATCACCACTACCAGATAATGTCATAACTTTATCAAGACCAGAAACATCTAAGTGGCGACATAGAGATCCGGCTCCAACAGTAACTGTAAAGTCAGTTCCAGAATCTGAATTAGCATCAAAGTAAATATCGGTGTGTTCTGTAGGATAGAAACTTGTTGCTGCACCACCAGATGTTGTTGCCCAATTAGAGCCACTTGAACCAGACCAAGTTCCGGATCCGCCAACCCAATACAAAGCAACATCACCAAAGATTAAATTTGTATTGTTTCCGCTATTGAGCGATGATCTTGCCATATACCATCTGTTGGCTGGGCTACCAATGATGTCTTGCGCGTTTACATATCCACAAGTATTGAAATTAGAACCTGCATAAGAAAGTGTTGCGGTGGAACCATTTACAGTCGTTTTTAGAATTGAAAAGTTGGTTGTAGCAGAATCACCATTTAGATCGAGCATACTAACAGTTGTAGTCGTTCCCGCAGTCAAAGTTAAATCACGACCAGCTGCTGCTACTGACAATATACCAAATGTATTGCTACCAGCAATAGTAATTGCGTTTGTAGCAGTTGTTGAAGAAAATGTTAGATTGTTGTATGTTTTACTACCACCAGTAAAAGTTACTGCACCAGAAGTTGAAAGTATTATATTTGCAGTATCTTTGTTCAGTGTTAGATTTGTTGAAGTTGTAATGTTCCAGGCATTTGTTGTGCCACCAGTTGACGTCCACGTGCCGCTACCCATATTCAACGTTCTTACATTTGAGTTGTTGCTATTAAAAGCGCCTGTTGTTACATTGTATGTTTGACCACTAAATGTACCAGCAGTTAAATTGAGGGTGCCAGATGAAGAAAATGCGCTCGTTAGCTGAACTGTTCCTGCACCATTGATTGTTACGTTACCAAGATTGGCACCATTGCAGTTTAGATTAGAAGTTTTTCCAGACGTAGTGGCAAATGAAATTCCAAGGCTTCCTGGAATAGATGTGATACCACCACCAACTAAACTGTCTAAATTACCATAAACAAAGAAGAATGGTGTGCCGGTATTAACACCAATTTCCCAAACCTGAAAACAGTTAAATGTTAGATTGTTTATGACGCAGTTGTTTTCAATTCTCCACGTTTCGTTTACACCGTTTGTACCAACAGTTGTAGTAGTTGTTAATCTAAGATTGATTGCTGATGTTTCACCAGAGTTAGCTGTGTTGCCATGCGCAATTGTTTTATTAGTAGTTGCATCATTTGCTGATTCAAAATAACCACTGCCTGTAGCTGTAAAGTTAGTAGCAGTTGCACACTGCCATATGCTACCAGTTGATGTAGTAATAATTTTACCTGTGCCAAAATCAATACCTCTCACATTACTATTGCTGGATACAAAAGAACCAACAAATGTAAAAGTATTTGAACCCAAAGATATTGTTCCAGCCGTAAGTGTAATAGTTCTTGCCGTCGATGTACCTACTGTTAAAGCGTCTTGTAGAGCCCACGTTCCACCAGCACCATTAAATGTGATTGGAAAATCTAATGTCTTACCACTTGTTGTAATATTTTTTGTTCCACTAGTTGCGGCAAATGTCCAGACGTTTGCACCAGCGTTTAGCGTTGGCGATGTACCAGATATAGTTAAGCTACCATATATTGTTATGGCCACGTTAGTCAACGTAAATGCGCTATTGTCAATTGTTAGGTTTTGAATTGTATTTGAAGCTGTAAATGCTGCGGTTCCTGCAGCAAGAGAAAGTTGAAAACTAAACGGCTTGTTAGCCTCTGTCATTGCGCCAGCAGAAATAGTTTTTGTTGCAGCACCACTACTTGATAATTGAACAAGAACATTACCATCAGTTGTCAAGTTAGTAACAGTTGTTGTATCAAATACTGTTGAAACTGTTTGCTGCGTCAATACAATTTTACCACCAGAACCAGACATTTGAACTTTTCTAACGCCTGTACCAGTCGAAGAAAATGTACCATATAGTGTTAAAGTACTAGAGCTTAGTTCTAATGTTCCGGCTGTTAACGTCAGCGTTCTTGCTGTAGCTGTTCCAACTGTCATTGCATCTTGTAGTGACCATGTTCCTCCAGCGCCGTTAAAGGTTACTGGGAAATCCATAGTTTTACCATTTGACGTAATGGTTTTTGTTCCGCTTGTTGCAGCAAATATCAAAGCATTTGTGCCGGCTGTAAGAGTCATACCCGTAGAGAGAGTTAAATTACCATAGCAATTGAATGAAGTAGGTATCGCTTGAAGCGCTCCAGCATAACCAGTGAAAGTCAAGTTACGATAAGAACCAGAAGACAATGTAAGATTATATGTACCACCCGTGAAGTTAAAAGAAATAGAGTTGGCTTCTGTAACAGCTGTTGGGGAAACGGTAATTGCCGTTGAACCTGCGCTCGTAACGTTAATAACTGGAGTTCCAGTAACGGTAAATGTTGTTGCACCAGTATAAACAGTTCCGGTGCTGTTCAGGGAAATAGTATTTGTTCCGAAGGCAAGCGTACCTGTGTACCCTGTCATTGTCAGGGTTTGAACAGTCACATTGCTATCAACCGTTGCCGTTCCAGCGCCAGATGAAGCGTTAAAGATTGCAGCATCGTTCGTGCCAGGCACAGATGCGCCGCCCGCGCCACCAGATGTCGCTGACCACCGAGCAGTATCACTCCAGTTGCCGGTACCGCCAACCCAAAATCTGTTTGCCATGCATTACTCCTGTACGACTGGTTCTTCAGTCGGTACTTCGGATACAGGCTGGTTTATGATAGCAATCCAATTATTATATCGCTGTTGTTTGATCTCAGCGATTTCTTCAGCCGACAAATTTTCATAATCTTTTTGATACATAACTATTGCATCATTATAAATCAAAGGCTCACTACCCATTTGAAATGAGTCGCTTATCATACCGTTTTCAAGAATAGTAATCATATTAAGTCCTCGTTAAGTTTAGTGATAGTGTTAATCTTGTTATAGTCGTAGAACTATCTATATTGAAACGCAGAGTATCTCCAGCTGTAATTGATGTAGTCCATCCAGTCAATGTAGAACTAGTCGCGCTCGTTTGAGATGTTAATGTTGGTTTAGCAGAACCAGTAATTGTATCTGCAACAGTCGGAGGATAGTTAGCGAACGTATCTTTCCATATGTCTACTACAGCACTACCAGATTGATCTGCCATTAAAGACCACGATGTAATCGTAGAATTAAATGGAATTTGCAAATCACCTTTTATGCCTGTTGTGATAGCTGATCCGCCGCCGTCAATTAAAAATCCAATACCTGCTGTTGTGGTTGAAGAAGAAATAGTAATGGTATCTGTTGTTGGATTTCCAGCAAGTGTAATACCCGATCCAGCAACTAGAGTAAGTCTATCAGTTGTTGAGTCTGCTGAAACTACGTTAGCACCTACAAGGATACCAGAGAATCCGTTGGCTGCACTTCCACCGCCTCCAGATACAGGAGACCAATAGACACCTGTTCCAGACGTGCGAAGATAATAACCAGACACACCAGCTGTATTGTTTGCTACAAGAGTTCCACCCAGTGTTGTGTTACCTGATACACTCAGCTGACCATTGGCTACTGTTACACCATTGATGACTGTTCTGTCTGTTACAACAGCAGGATTACCTAGGATTGTATTACCAGCAACATATAGATTTGTAGAAATCGTAGCACGACCAGTGTGTGCTAGTAGACCAGATGTAGCTGGATTTGATTTTGTTGCATACAGCGTTGATGCATTGGCTACTTGCAATCTATCGCTGATAAGTGTGCGAAGAGCGGTATTCGTACCAGTCAAGTTTGTGTTGACTAATGTGATACGAGTTGCTTGTGTAGCGATAGACGCATTAGTATTGGCTAATGCTGCGCGTTCAACGGCTTTGGTTTGATATATCGTAGCAGCGTTAGCAACTTGCAGTCGGTCGCTCACGAGCGCGCGAATAGCAGTATTTGTGCCAGTAAGCGCAGTCCAGCTTGCTCTTGTTGCAATATAGCTATTTGTATTGGCTAGTACAGTTTTGACATAGCTATTCGATGCAGCATATGCTTTTGTAGCATAGGTTGCGGAAGCATTAGAAACTTGGAGATAATTTGTTGATACAGCTGCTGTAACACCAGTAACAACTGTATCATTTTGCGTTAGATTTTTTACAAGAGATGTTGTAGTAGAAACTAATCCACCACTACCACCACCAAGTTCAAATACAGCTGTACCGTTAGAAGAATATAGCTTCTGATCTTTGTAATTGATCGCAAGCTCACCTACACTAAGTGAAGCTGTGTTTGGCTGTTTTCCCGCAACGCCACTGCGTTTGATTTTGATAGTTGATGCCACACTTGACTCCTAGAAAGGAAAGGTGGGTGAAGCACTTGTCACCCACCTGTGCATATCAATTTATATTAGTATGTTCCGCCGTCAATTACAGCTTCAACTGTTGCAACAGCGTAACCGGTTGCACCAGTATCTACTGTTGTTCCTGGTTCTGTTTGAGAACCAGTATAGAATTTAAATACGCCGTCTGTTGCATCGCGGAACAAACCAGAATACTTTGTTCCTGATGAAACGTACTTACCATAGAAACCTACGTCAACTACATCTGTTGAGTTGTTCGCAGCCAACTTGATCATCGAGTCATCAACA